CTCCAGGTACATTAAGTGGTGGAAATGCTGGATGGAAAACGTCCGCACTTCCTGTTGGCGGAATGTTGAAGGAGGCGATGCCTGTATTTCAAGAAGTAGTTAAAGACCCACAGGCGAGAGAGGCTGTAAAGGTATTAGCGACGAAAGCTGTGCAGGTGAAGGCACGTCAGGATGCAATGGCCGCTGATGTGCAAAAAGATCCCACCTATTATCAACGAACACAGTCGATGCGGCAACAACAGCAGATGCCTAATGATCCTAATAATCCATTAGCTGAGAGACAGATGATGGATGCAGTTAGTAGGGATCAACGTGGTTCTATGGCGCGTCGTATGCCTCCACAAGCTGCTGCACAAGACCCTGCTGTTGCAATGGTTCAACAACAGATGCAGGCTCAACCACCTAGACCGCCGAGAGGTGTTCCTAGTGTAGCAACTCCTCAAGATGCACCGGGAGAAGAGTTAGGTGAACGGAATAGCAGTCCTGCTGAAGAAGCTGCTGAACGTGGACAACCGTGGGCGCTTAACAATCCTTATCCGCCGGGCGTCTCTCCTACTCCGGGTGCATATGAACCTACTGGTGGAATACCGCAAGGTGTACCTAATAGCGGACAGATGCCAATGGACCCAATGATGATGCAATTGATGCAGTTCTTTACAGGTGGAGGCGGTAGTGTAGGTGAAGGTCCATGAGTGACGTATTAGTATTAGCTGACGGTACGAAGATTGATAAAAAGACAGGCGGTGTTGTAGGTGATGAGAAACCGACACCTGAATTGCTGGCTGAGACTGAAGTTGAGGATGAGGTTGATGAGGACGAGATTGTAGCGATTAAGCAGAGGATACCTGTTAATAGGTTCTTGAGCGACTTACCGGGTGATATTAATAGTAGCCGTGCGATAGCGGTAATTGCAGGACTCACTCTGTTTGGGCTTAATGACAGGGAAATATCCATCGTCTGTGATACTGATATGGAGAAGATTACCACGATAAAACAGAGTGAGAGATTTCAGGACTTCACGACGGGGATTATCGATAATGTGATGCGTGCTCAGAGTGATAATATAAGGGCGATGTTTATAACCCATTCAAAGGAAGCTGCGAATACAATCGTGAGTGGATTAAAAAGTAAGGACTTCGGTGTAAGGTATGGTACGTCGAAGGAGATATTAGATCGTGCAGGATTTAGGCCAGCAGATGTTGTAGAGCATCGTGTTAAACATGAGAATGAATTGAAGATCGTGCATATTAGAGGCGACGTTGAGAAACATGTGACGATCGACACAGATTATGATGAGGCTCTGTGATGCCTAAGAGCATGGAAGATATCATTCGTGAAGTGATGAACGATCCTGAACTAGCGCGATATATGGGAGAGACCAATCAGAACTTCAGGCCGATGATGGATCGTAGTGGTCCTATGGCTAATAAAGCTACACCGATGACATCACCTGATCTAGAAGCGAGCAGTATTCCTACGCAATATGATTTGATGTATAACCCTAATACGTTAGAGAAGGTGCCTCCTCCTCGTTTGCCTATTGATCGCATTGCTCCGGGTCAGCAGTATGATGATAGTAAGACATGGCAACAGGGTAATAGAGATGAGGAAGGTTTACTCGACTCGTTAGACACATCTAAGATGCGTACACTTAATCCTGAGTTTCCTAATGCGATGCCTATGCAATCGCCACAGGATTACATGCAGTCGAAGCCTGAGTTCTACGACATGGATCAGTTGATGAAGTATTACACACAAGGTGGTGGGGAGAATATCTAATGGTAGCACCTACAGTTCGTGCATCTACTACAAAGAGAGCACGTAAGGATGAAGTGTTCAATAAGATGTCCACTGTACGAGGTTTCGGTGGTGATCCTAGTATGAATTTGAAGCGTGCGATGGCAGAAGTCATCAGCGCGGGTAAAGAGGGAAGAGATGCAATGAGCCAGATTGCTGAACGGCTTAATAGTCAGCAAAAGAACCTTCGTCCGAGCCATAAGAAGTGATAGGAGACAGAGATGGCAACTAATCCCGGCGTGAATGGTGTAGCTCAGGACTTGACTAATCGTCTGGTACGTAAACCGGCGAATATTGCTAGTGGTGCCACGATAAGTCAGCCTATCTTGATGCACGGATCACCGCTTGTTGGTATTGATTGTAGCATGTTGACGAGTACTGCGATCACGCTGCTTAATAGTATCGACGGGGGACTGTCGTATCGTGCTGTTGAGGATGCGGTGACAGGTAATCCATTCAGCGCGATAGTAGAGGCTAATAGATATCACCATGTCAGCCCACCTTTACGCGGATTGGACATGGTTAAGGTGGTATGTGGTACTGCTGAAGCTGCGGCAAGGACGGTGATCTTGGTGAGTGATAATACGAGACGTTAATGTTCAAGCAGCACGTCAATACACCGAGATATGCGAAAGACGCAGCTACGAAGCTGTACGTCGATCAGACATTTGAGAAGGTGAAGGCAGGTGCGTCGTCATCTGTCTTCGATTATCGTGTTGATGGTACTACGACAGCAGCAGGTGATCCAGGAGCGGGTAAGTTTAGATATAGTGACGCATCTCAGACTGGTTCTAACTATTTGTTTATGGATTGGATAACGCAAGACGGATTTGATGTCGTTGCATTATTCCAAGCGATGACTCCATTAACTGAGTTCCTTATACAAGATAAGGACTTCTCTATAAATAATCAGAAGTGGAGGATGCTTGGTCCTGCCGTGATGATGCCGGACTGGTTTCAGATCGAGGTTGAGTTTATAGAGGGTGATGCAATCTTCTCTAATAATCAATTAGTGTCTTTCGTGGTTATGTTTCAAGGACAAGAGGGTGAACCTGGACCAATCGGACCACAGGGACCAACTGGACCAACAGGACCAGCAGGACCGGGTGTAGCTGCTGGCGGTAGTACTGGACAATTGTTATCGAAGATCAACAATACTGATTATAACACTCAATGGACTAATCCACCTGTTGGAGATGTCACTAAATCATATACAGATACACAAGATGCGCTTCGTGTTCTCAAAGCCGGGGATACGATGACAGGTCAACTAACTATTACGCGCGACTATCCCGGTATAATCCTTAATCAGAATGTTGCTCCTGCTAGTGGATCGAGTGCTATTGCAGCTAAACAGAATAATGTGCTTCGTTGGCTGATGAGTTGGACTACGCAGGATGCAGCGCAGAACTTTAATCTACAAGCATTTGATGATGGTGGTACTCCGCGTGTTGTATTAGATTTTAATAGAGCAACAGGTCTTGGTACATTACAAGGTGATCCAACTGTAGCATTAGGTATCGCTACTAAACAATACGTGGATACTAAGGTTGCTGCTGGAGGTGGTGGGAATTACGTATTGAAGACCGGCGATACTATGACGGGCGGTCTTACGCTCAATTACTCAGACCCGACAATTGTTTTGTACAAGCCCACTGATGCTGGCGTTAATCAGATGTATGTCCAATCGACGGGGAAGACCAAATGGCTTTGGCGATTTGCTGATGCAGGCACTAATGATCTTAATATATACCGAATGAACGCTGCCGGTGATACAATTCTCAGTACGCCTATAGCGGTTCAATGGTCTACTGGTAATATCTTTTTTCAAGGTGTTGAGTATCACAAATACACTTCTCCCGGTGCAGGTGGTTGGTATGACACACAAACCATATCACAGAGATTTTTCGTTGGGACTGAAGGAGGGACTGATAATTTTAGGATGTATTCGGCCGCTTTAGGTATGAATGTTTTTAATCTTAATGCTGCAAGTGGACAACTTGTATTAGCTAAAGGACTTACTGTTGGTCCGTACAATGGAATACACTATAGACAGCAGACAGCAGACTATAGCGTTCTTCATTATAGTGATAATACAAGCTACTACTTATTATTCACCAATGCAGGTGATCCTACTGGAAACTATAGCAATCTGCGTCCGTTCTATGTAAATATGTCTAATGGCAATGTCGTGATGGGTCATGCGCTGACTGTCAACGGCGTACTTGCTGGTAACAACATAAACGGTACAAATATAAGTGCATCATTTTCCTTGAGAACATATGGATGGGCTGGTAATCCTGATAATAGCATCATCTTCTTCTCAAGCGATAATTCGAGATATATTAATTATTACGGTGGTAATTATACCTTTGCTGGCGGGACAGTGGGCGCATCAAATGGTCGTCTGTGGGGTGCGAGTGATTTTGCTAATCCTTCTGGTACTTATCTCCCATTAGCTGGTGGTCAAGTAACCGGACAGCTTATAGCGGGTGCTAGTACGGGAGCATGTGAAGACGCAGGACAACACGGACTTGAATGTAGAGGAGCTGGTGGTGGACACTCTTCTGTTATGGCATTTCATAGACCCGGTGCATTTGCTGCTAACCTTGCATTAGGTACCGATAACAATCTTCGATGGGGAGGTTGGAGTTTTGGTGCAGTGTCGTGGAGAGTAGTACATGAGGGATTATCAAGTCCAACTCTTAAAGATACTGTAACCATTACGGGTAGTGCGGACGCTTGGGGTCAATATTACGGTCGTTTAGGTATCAATGGTACGAGGAGTAACACATTCAGTATCTATTGGGATGGTCGTGCATGGTGTATGATTGATAATAGTAATATGGGTCAGTTCTCCGGTGTATCGGATTATAGAGCGAAGAAAGACGTAGAGAATATGAAGAGCATGTGGGACGAGATTAAAAAGGTGAGGCCAATCAGTTTCAAATTTAATGATTGGATGCCTGAGTGGGAATTAGAGACACAGACGAAACGTGCTGAGGAAGAGAATAGAGAAGTCCGTCCATTCATCGTAGGTAGTAATATGACTGAGTGGGGATTTATCGCTCATGAGTTACAAGAGGCATTGATACCGACAGTATCTTCTGGTTATAAGGATATACAGAAGGCAGTCCAAGTACCTAACCCTCTCCCGTTGATAGCGATGACGGTGAAGGCATTACAAGAAGCAATCGCTCGAATTGAAATCATAGAGGCAAAGTTACAATGAACGAAGAACAGCAGGCTATCAGTCAGAAAGTCGAACAAGGTGTGCGTATGTTGATCGGTGATCTTTATATGCAGCTTATCGTCATGAAAGCACAGATGGAACATCAACAGCAACAGCCAATTCAACATACGAATGGACAAGATCATGCCAATGAAAAGCGACAAACAGCGTAAAGCGATGTACGCTGCGGCATCTGGTAAGTCTACGATTGGGATACCGAAACAGGTTGCTAAGAAGTTCGTCCGCGACTCTTCGTCGCGCGGAGTATCACCGCAACCACCAAAACAACAGCAACAATCACCCGAATTACAAATGGCAATGATGGAGGCGATGAGGAGAGGACGTTAATGATTGTATTAGCGCGACCTATCATACTTGCATTATTACTAGGTGGATGTGCATCGATTAGTCCATTTGGTTACGGTGGCTACACTGGTCGTGGTATTGATCCCTACGCTGCTGCATTATATGGAGTACCTGACGCAGTTGTAGTTACTCGACCTCCTGAGATTTACACAAGAGCGGAGATCGATGCAATCAATGCGGAAGTCAGTTGCCGTAGACTTGCGAGGAATATGCTAGAAGCACAGAGGTGTGGTGTGAGGAGGTAACAATGCCAATCGGTCTTATCTTTTGGGTACTGATGCTAATAGTACTAGTATTCGGACTTGCTAGACAGCATCCTTCGTTTTCCTCATTCGCATGGGGATGGGATTGGTTGTTGTACATCCTTCTATTCCTACTCGGATGGAAGGTGTTTGGGTTTATGGTACATGCATGACTAACTACATCGTAAAAGAAGATGGACTGAATGACCGTTTCTTCAAGTCGCGTGCTAAGATACGAGTTCTTGGTGGCGGCTTTGCTAACGGGAAGACTGCTAGTGCCTGTATTGAAGCACTCAAATTTGCCCGTGATTATCCGGGTTCAAATGGGCTTATGGCTCGTGCAACTTATCCTAAACTTAATGATACTCTACGTAAGGAGTTTATCAAATGGTGTCCGAAGCAATGGATAAAGAACTTCCCACTCGGACAAAACTCAAGCAACATGTGTACACTAAAGAATGGTACAACTATAAACTTCCGCTATATGCAGCAGCAATCGAGAGGGGACGAAGCAGCTACATCGAACCTACTCAGCGCGACTTACGATTGGATTGTAGTGGATCAGATTGAAGACCCTGAAATCGTACATAAGGACTTCTTAGATCTGATGGGCCGTCTACGTGGATCAACGCCGTATATCGGTGATGATGAGTCAATGCCACATACAGGTCCGAGAATGATGATCCTCACCTGTAATCCGACACGTAATTGGGTATATAAGAAACTTGTCCACCCGTATCATATGTATAAGGAACGAGGAATAGTGTCGAATGATTTAATCGTATTAAGAGATAAAGACGGGACGCCTGTTAAAACTAAGAGTGGAGAAGTGCAACTATTGTTAGATGTAATTGAGGGTAGTACGTATGAGAATGCCCACGTACTAGAGCCTGATGTTATCCAAGGTTTAGAGAGTACGTATACTGGACAGATGAAGGATCGCTTCTTGTTGGGTAAGTGGGCCGCATATGAAGGTCTGGTGTATCCGCAGTATAATGATATAACACACAGCGTCGAACACACTGACATACTGCGCCTGTGGAATAGACTTATTGATGACGGATACCTTGTTCCTCTTATAGATGGCTATGACTTCGGTATCGCTGTCCCCACGTGCTATCTTATCGGCTTTGTTGATGATGATGGGAATGTGATTTTAGTGGATGGTTTCTATAAGCGCGAGATGGGTATATTAGAGCAAGCAGAACAAATCAGATTGATCAGACATAGATGGGGAATGCCGCAGGATCAGGAGTGTTGGGCCGATCCGAACATCTTCAAGCGATATGGTGGTAACAGTGGTAATGTAAATGAAACTGTGGCTTCACAATTCGCTAATTTGGGTGTCCCTATGCGTCGTGGTAATAACGATGTATTGGGCGGGATTGTCAAGGTGGGAAGTTATCTCACTATTAGCCGTTTCCACCGTAATCCTTTTACTACTGAGTTTGCTGCCCCTCATCTTTTCGTATCTAGGAATTTAGATTGGTGGATTGACGAGGTTGGTGGATACTATTGGGATAAAGATAGTAAAGGTGAGCGAGACGATAGGCCAACAGATCGCAATGATCATGCGATGGATACAACCAAGTACATGCTCACTAAACTAGAGGCTATCGCTCGACCTGATCCACGAAGGAATGAGGTCGTTGGATACTTGCAGTGGATGGAGAGTGAGCCTATCGTTCGCGGCTCTAGGAAATGGCGTCACGGCAGGGAACGGACGCAACAAATGAGTGAGATTGTGTAATGGCTGAAGAACAGGATTATGCAGCTATTAGCGAAAG